GTACGGTGGCACTAACTACATTGCGCTAGTGAACAGCGTCACTGGCTCTAGCGCCGATGGTTTCACAATCAAGGTAACCCACAATGTACAGTCCGTGCTCCCCAACAGCAAGCGCGGCAACAGCGACTGGTGGGCCTACACTGAGGAAGCCTCAGAAACTGAGAAAGCCAAGACTAAGAGCGGGCCGCTTTCGCAGACCGGGCGCACACAGTTTAAACTAGGCGCGCCCCTTGTAGTTGAAGCAACTATCACAAGCGATAGCGGTCAATATGTTTTCGGCTTGTTTGGCTCCCCCTATAACGGGAAGCTAATGTCGCTCTCCGTTAACCCGAACATGGTTTATGAGCTGAGCGGAAACGGCGTGCCAGTCAGTAACACCGGAATCAAGGCCGCGGTTGGCGATTCCCTGCGCTTCAAGTATGACGGTACAATCTGCGTCTACTACCTGAAACAGGTGGGCAAGGACACCTGGACCATGCTAGGCACTCTACAGCCACAGCCGCTTGGGTCCAACGAAAAAGCGCTCTATAGCCGAATTGATAGCTGGGCCAACCTGAATATCAAGAACTGGCGGGCTACCGGGGAATTTGCGTAATGAACAGCAGCTACGAACTACTGGCAATGATCCTGGCAGGGCTGGCCAACAAGACCGGCGGCCCGGCCAGGTCAGCGGGTTTCGACGAAACCTACAATATTGTTGTTGACGCTAACTCACTGTTCGCGCGTTGGGTTGCGCCCGGCATTCAAGAAGTAGCCGGGTTTAAAAACCTGATCCAGTCTACCGGCGCCAACGTCGGCAACTGCGCCATACCTGGGCAGACCTGGGCTGACATGACCAGGAACGCGGCTGACGTGCAGGGGCTTTGGCGCTCCGGTAAAAAGAATATTCTTGTGACCGGCGAGACCACTAACTCTATTTTTGTTGAGGGCGCCACGGTGGCTAAAACCGTGGCTGACGCTAAAGCATATATCGCGGCCCGCCGTGCCTCTCAAAAATGGGACTATATCGTCATGTGTGGGACGATCCCGCGCGGCGACAAGGCCACGCCTCAAGAAAACGTTGAGATGAACAAACGTATACTTGACGTAGACTCGCAGCTCAAGGCAGACACTACACTGTATGATTCTTGGGTTGATTTTAGGGCGTTTAGCCCCGAATGGTTCAAGGCCAGGGCTGACGGATACACCGCTAAGTTCATGGATAGCACTACCACTTGTAACCCTACAGGTGGGCGCCCCGACATGATTCACCCTATCGGGGCGCCCCGTGACGTGTTCGCGGATGCTATCGCAGACGGACTAAACCGGCTTAGTCTAGCTTAGCTCTGCTAGTGGCTCTAGCGCTTTGGTTTCGAATGGCTCTAGCATTTCCATGATTTGCTCAGCGGCCTTGTATGACCTAAAGAACAGTTCGGGGCCGTTCGGCTCACAAAGCAGATCGGCAATGTCGGAAAGGCACACATCGCCGGGACGCATTTCGGCTACTGTAGATAGCCAGGTTAGTTGCGCATCCCAACGGCCATATTTCGACAGTCGGTATTCAAGCGTAAAAGGAACCTTAGTGTTCCCTTCAGTGACGGAAACAACGTTGTTGTTTTCGTCTACTTCAATACTGAAATACCTATTACCGCCTAACGTAATGCCGTCGAAGCCTTGGTCTTGCGCCGCCCCGATGGCTAGGGCAGCGGTACTCACTAGCCGGTGTTTTTTCCCTAGAATCTCTGACAGTGACTTTAGGGAGTCTAGAGCATCTCGCAGGTTGCTAACGATGTCAGACATGAAGGTGCTGTATTGATCTACAACACACGCCGCGCACTCAAACGAGTTCACATAGTGAACAATGTTGCCAAGGTGGCCGATAACGTTCGCGTCTACCGGACCTGTGGTTTCTTGCACATGCAGGGTGTAGGTGGCGAGTAGGGACTGGTTGATTTCTTCAATTGAGTACAGCATTAGTTTTCCCTAGCATCCCATTCTAGTTTTTTGGAGATGAGCGCGGCCTCAATGAATGGGCGCTGAATCTCACGGAATTGTTCGCCGTTGACATCGGGCCTTAGGATATGCACTAGGTCTCGATAAGTGCAGGACTCGATGTTATAGTTTTTTGCTAGCGTCGCCTCTAGGGCTTGCATATAGTTAGGCGTGGCTCGCTTAATTCCGCGCCACTCCCAACGGATGACGTTATAGTCAATGGTTGTACGCGTGTTGGCACCGGTGTGAACGGTTAACGTTACTGGCTGTGACCCTACCTTGCAGTACGTGCAGTGCATTTTTTTGCTACCGTCGCGGACGGGCCGCTGTAGCTCACGCATTTCAGCTACGGTTAGGTTGTCCGCTAGTTCGTGCACATCCCATAGCAGCTTGTAAGGTCCGGGAATGTTGTCGCCCTCAGCAAACATGAACGGGATGGTCTTTGCAAAGCCGCGAAGCGCCCTAATCATAATGTCTGCATCTAGCGTGCGCCGACCGCTGGCTATTTCCCGCAGATCGTCACTAACGTTAGCTAAGGGGTTAATGGTTCCCGAACCTGCACCGCCCCCCCACCCCTTGCTGTAGGTGGGTGCGCAGACAGACAGGTTTAATGCCACAATTTCGGCAGGATTGATGTGTTTCATGTTTGTATCCTATGTCCCTATCGGTGTGTAAACAATATTTATGAGTGTGACGTTACTTACAAAGGGTCTTGATATTGTTATGTTCACGATAATAAAGCACCCAAGCCATTTTCAAAGTTTCCTGGGAGTAAGAATAGGCTAGCTCTTCAAGGTCGTTAACCGTAGACTCAGAAATAAACGCCGAAATATCGTGGCGTGCGGAAAGTGTAACGCCATAACGTTCAGGGTGCGCCCTGACCTCGCTAGCCGCGCTAGCCCTCAAAAAAACGTCATAGTTGAACTTAATGCGGTTAATGAGCACAGAATTGAACGACACGTCGAAATTGTCGAATGAATCGTCTACTTTTTGAAGCAAATACACAAACCGTTCAACGGTAGATTCTTGAAGACCTTTTTCCCGCTCTAACATGATGTTGTATAGAGCTAAATACGCGACCAGGTCTAGCTTAGTGTCGAACATGCTTTCAGTGTCAGCTTTAACCTTTTCTAGCCGGTCCACCTTGCGCGCCATGCTCGCCACAAAAGCGAGTTTGCCACGCTTGCACCAGCTTTCCTTATAGCTAGCGTTCTTAGCCGTGAACACGCGCACAATAGTCTCTAGTGGCGTTTCGTGCATAATACCCAACCCAAGCAGGGCTTGCTTGCGCCCGTCAACAAACATCTTTTCCTCACTCATTGTCTGAATCTTCCTTTACCGGTAAGGGCAGGTCGTACACGGCGTCAAGGTAAGGCTTAAGCATATGCAAAATTTTCGCGGCCTTACCTGAATGACCGCACAGATGACCTAACCCTTGCAAACTTAAAATATTCTGATACCACGACCGCAAAACCTTATACTCCAAAGGGTTCGAGGCGCTGTCTAGTAGCGTTCCGTCATGACACGCAGTAATGAACTCTTCGGAATTTCCGAATAATTCCCTTTCGTAGCTCAAACCTTCGACGTCGCACCATTCCTCAAAATCGCGCCGCAGCAACTCTAAACGCAGCGCAAGAATTTCGTACTGTTCATCGGTTAACCATTCCAGCGGCTTGGGCTTGGGTGCGGGTTGGGCGACTTCATTTACCTTACGCGCCCCGCCCTTGGGTAATCCTGAGCTAAGCAATACCAGCGTGTCTGCATTATCTGCAAAGATATAGACGAAAAAAGGAATACCCGCCTTCCAAACATCGCGCAGAAGGCCGCCAAGCCCCCAAGAAAGCGAAAGAGTGCCTTTTGCTTTAGGAAGGCTTGGAATGAAGAACCAGGAAAAAGAACGCCCGCAAGAATCAAAAAATGGTTTTCCCCCTTCCTCTGCTAAAAAGTTGTAATCTGTTTTGCGCATATCCTCGCACGGCTTGGGCGTCAAAGTAAAGAAGTCCCAAAAAACGTTAATGAAATACCCGTCAATAGAGCCGATATCCTCCGGGGTGCAACCCAGACAGCAAGTTAGGAAGGCATAACTGCCCTCTGCCTTGTCTAACGTCTCTACAACCTCCTTGGGGAAAGCG